AAATTATTCTTTTGTTTATCAGATATTTTTCCACTTTGTTGTTCCTTAGCATATTTTTCATTTAATTCATCTCTAATTTTTTGGTATTTTTCAATGAGTTCATCAAAACGTTTATCATGATTAAGTGCTAATAAAAGAACAATAATACTATTGTAAAAATTTCTTGCTGTAGTAAAATGTTTATCTTTTAATTTTTCAATGACTTGATCTATATTTTTTAAGAATTCAAAATTATCTGTATTAAATAATTTTTGAAGAGTTCTTAATTGTCTTTCATATTGTTTAATAGTGCTTTCCTTACGTGTCGGATTCTGTTTCTTAATAACATCCACAATATTATCACTTTTTATACTCATTTATATATGAATATAATATTAGATTTATGTTTAAATAAAAATAAAATTAAATTAGATTACGCATTATAAACTTCAAAATAACCATCACTTAATCTTGCTACTCTAATGTATTCACAATAACAGCGGAGTAGATCTGTAAGTCTTCCAGCACTTCGCATATCAGCTGTAAGGTGTAATTCAATACCACGCTGACCAACACGACCATTTGTAAGACGAGTTCCCATATAAAAGAAATGACCTTCAAGATTTCCTTTTTGCTGATGTCTTTCATAATTACTGGTTGTGACACCACCATCTATAGTTCCAGTATCACTATATTCTTGGCGAGTGACGAAAGGAACACCTTCGGCTTGCTGGAAAATAGAGAATAGACGCGAAGTATTATCTACATCACTAGTGAATTCAAATCTATCATTGTAGCGAAGATTATATTTAATTGCCCCAGCAACGCCATTTGCGTTTATATTCGGTGCCATACTATTATTTTTACCAAGGAAAGTTCCTTCAACTTGACTATCAGAAGGAAGTAGTGTAATAACTCTTGGAACCATACGATTTGCCATACCGAGATTGCGAACAAGACCACTTCTCAACTGAACATGACCAGTTGTATGTTCTACTAAACGATAATCAACAAATGAAAAGTTCATATCTTTTCCACGTCCCATCGCAAATCTATCCATTTCATCAGTAGAACCATAATAAATGTAATCAGCACAAAATTTAAGTTCGTCCCGAACAATTTCACAAGCAGCATTAAGAGTATCACCAGTTCTTACCTGAACACGTCTTTCTTTGGTTGGTTCAAAAGTAATTTCAATATTAATTGGTTCTTTGATTAAATATAAAGGAAGCTGATTTACTTTAAGGAAAGGGAATAAATCACTTAGATCAATACTATATGAAGGACATTCTTCTGGTGCTGATGCATTCATACGAGACCATTCCATCTGTTCTAATTCAGCAGCACCAGCATCACCAATGTATTCAGTACCATTGTCTAAACCATATGAATCAGCAAAAACTTTACTGCTGTCAGAATATTCAAATCCGTGATTAAGTGAGCGACCAGTTAAATACATTTCACGCTCTAAGTTATTTTCATTTGTAATTAACGAAGATTTAACAGCGTGAAGTCCCGCCCAACTATCAATTTCATTTAATGTTTTGTTTCCAATTTTTAATACTGCTTTTTTAACGATTTGACCAATACCAACGTGCGGTTGAAGGAAAGCATTGTTCTGACCAGCTCCGGGTTTCAGTGCTACAAATAACTTACTGTGAGAATGTAAGAAACCTTTATTTTGTAGAGTAAATCTACAGAAACCATCCGTAGTTGCTGCTCCCTGCGAGAAAACGACTGGTTCAAGTAAATCAGTTTCTAATTGTTGTTCATAATTAACTGGGATTTGATCAAGCATAAGGAAGTTGGGAATATCACCATCATCACCGTCCATTTTATTTATAATTTTACTATTATAAAAAATTATCAAAAAAATTAATCAAATTAAAAATCATAGAAAAAAACCAAAGGTTATCCTTCGGAAAAAAACTATTTTTTAAATGATCACTGGCGAAGCTGAACACCCTGCGGAGAATATAACAGTTGCGACTTAGACTTGATGAATATATATACACCAATGGGATTATCAGATTTAAGGTCGCTTTCAACAGAAAGACCCCATTGCTCCTGCGAGAAATCATCACCACTTTCACCGATACCATATTTAACAGCAAGACCATAAACACCACCGCCTTCAGCAATATTCATGTATGAATCTTCAGCGGTAGCACCAGCAGTCATATTGTAGTTTCTGTTCATATTTACTGGGGATACAGCAAGACGCTCCATACTATACTGACTATCTGGGGAAATTGCTTCAACAAGAGTTTTTACAATCTGTGGATCTACAACTTTAGATGCTGTATTTTGTGGATCAACGATATTTGTCACATAATCAAACTCAGCTGGGTATTTTGAACCACCTTTAAGATACTGAACTCTGCGGATTGGAGCAAGAGCAGTTAATGAAGAACCATCACCACTTGGGAAAGTAGTTGCTTGTCCATCTTGTGTAAGAGTATTTATATTCGAAACAGGCATAAACGTCACAAAAGCAGAAATAACATTCCTTAAAGCAAGACTATATTGAATTTGAGCATTCGTAGAATTAATACTTGTGTATAGAGAAGTAATAGTATTGAAATCATAAGCACCTTCGGAACCGCTGGGAGAACCATCTGGAATATCACTTACTTCACAAGTTAATTTAAGATTAGATAATTCATAATGAGCATCTCCAATACCAGTTGTAGAAGCATTAGTATTAAAAAGCACATTACTATCTGGTTGAAGTAAAAATTCTAACTGGATACCACCAAAAGCATCAGGGCGTAAATCAATCATCTGACCACTCTGCATAAATCCAGAAGGAATATGGAATGAAAATTCATTAGTCTGAGATACAGCAGATGAAGCATTCTCCATAACTGCTTTACGGAATGTAGTGGCATTCGGGTAAATCAAGCAAGACTGCTGAAGATGTCCCAGCTGGTCTTGTAGAGAACTAGTCATTGAAAGATAAGAATTCATAAATTTTGAGTAATGGCGAATATTTTCACAAACCATTTTTGAACGATTAGCACGAATAGTCAATGATTCAATAACATTGTAAATACCAAGACGATTATTCATTGTAACATCATCTCCATCTGTTAGACGTGTTGGATCAACAAGATTATCTTTGAAAGCACTGAAATTACCAACAATTCTTACAGTAGAAGGGTCAAGCATACCATCCTGAGCGGATACTGTGAACGATAATACTGGAAAACCATTCTTGAAAGATATTTTGCCGTCAGCAGGAATATTATCGGGTCTTATCTCTATGTAGCGACTTGTCATTTTTATAATTATTAAGTTATAAAAATTACAAAGTTAAATTAACAAAAAAAATATAATTAATAAAATAAATGTATCACGGACATAAACTTTTAGAAGAACATATTTTAAAACAAAATAATCTTTCTAAAAAAGTTATTATTGAAGTTGGTTCAGTAAGGGAACATATGGAAGGTCAAAATTCAACTGGGTTTTTTATGAAATTATGTAAAGAACATAATATGAAATTAATATCAGTTGATATGGATAAAGATTGTTCAGATAATGTCCATAAAGAAGCACAAAAATTAAATTTTAAGAATTATGAAGCAATAACTATGAAAGGTGAAGATTATCTCAAAACAATTGATAGTTTTGATTTTTTATATCTTGATGGATTTGATTATTATCATAAATGGCATTCTGATGAACGTAAAAAAAAATATAAGAATATATTAAATACTGAAATCACAAATACAGGATCTTGGAAATCGCATCTTGATATGGTAAAAGCAGTTTATAATAAAGGTGATAAAAATTCATTATTATGTATTGATGATGTTTTATCACCGACAAAAGGGAAAGGATGCACGGCGATACCCTTTTTAATTCAAAATGGTTGGGAAAGTATAGAGAGCAATTATAATGCTGAAATATTTTTGACAACACAGCAGTGAGCATATTTTTCAACTAATTCAATCTTTTTTTCTTCTGATAATAATTCATTAACAGCTGTCGTGACTTCTGGCCAAGCATTATCATTATAATTATCAAAAACTATAATACCATCTTTATTAAGAAAAGGTAAATAATTATTATAATCATTCATCACACCTTTATATGAATGGTCTCCATCAATAAATAAATAATCTATTTTCAAATCTAATTTAGAAAAATCTTCAACCGAGTTTTCACTGAACCCTTTTATCAAATGATATTTATGATTGTTCGGATTGTTTTCATCTAAGTTTTTTTTAACAATATCATAATGTTCAGTTAAATCTACTTTTCTGTGATTATCATATGAATTACCATAATAACCAGTAAAAGGGTCAATTCCAATAAAAATACATTCTTGTGAATCTTTCATTTGTTCAATAATAGATCCACCATAAAGAACACCAATCTCTACATAAACTGAACATTTCATATCTTTTTTTAAATTTTTCATATATTCAATATGTGGCGATTTACAAATTTCTCCAATCATTTATAATTAATAATATATTTTTTTTCGAAGGATAACCTGTGGTTTATTTTTACTGAATAACTTCCACGCTCCCATCGCGGATTACTAATCGGCGAATATGGAAAATGTATGAATTAAATAATTTCGGTTTTGTCGGTGCTACTGCTGTCTGATATCTTAGAATAACAGATAAATCTTTACCCCTTAAATCTGCTACCCCATTCTGCCCACCAGCTGAGAAACTTCTACCAAAGATAAAGTTTGTCATGAATGCTTCAAATGATTTCGGTCTAATACCAGAGTTATCAAGTGTCTTTTCTAATTCATACAGATGGAAAGCATCAAGAGATTTTTTAGTTGCTATTTTTCTTGTTGAAATCTCCCTTGAAGGAATTCTCTTTCCATCCATAACATACTGAATAGATGATAATTCATCACAGATACCAGTGTATGCTGAACGAGTAGATGCTAAGCAAGTATCTTGTGGGTCTTTAGATGTAGTATTATCAGTTTTATAATTAGTTCCTTTAATAACATAAGTTCCAGAACCAGATATCAATTCTGAAGAAGTATATACTGAACTATCTTGCGGAACAACCATTAATGCTTTTGCTCTGCTATTCTGTGCGAATACTTGGAATGTAGTTTGTCTATCAGAAGCGAGAATACTATGTTTATAATTTGTTGCTGACATGATATCAAACTCAATTGCTCTGCCTTCACGAACTTTACTTATCATTCCTGCTTCATATTGTGGATCTAAAATTACTTGAGAAACAACTAAATTTACATTAGATATTTCATAACTTGCATCATAACTAGTAGCATCAGCGACAGCTGTAGAATACAAGACATAATCTAAAGAACCAAGTGCTTGTCCAGTAGCATTCGTAGTCGGAGCATCTAATACAACTTCAATCAGACCTTCACCACCATTAGCAGTAGCAGATAAATTAATTTGGTCTATTGTAGCAGTAGCAGATAGATTAGATTTACTACCATTATTAGTAGCACGACAGAAATTTATAGTTTCACCAACTACAAATGGGAACTTCGCTACTCTATCAGCACCAGAAAGATTATTAGTTGGTGCTACATAAAAAGTATCTGCTTCAGATCCATTGTTCCAGTTATTTGGAACAGTAGAACCATTTAGTGAATGGAAAAATGGATTTAACTGAGTTCTGGTATCACGTAAAACAGAGTCCAACTGCTTAACAACATATTCTGCTTCATTTAAATCAATTTCAATGTATAGACCATTGGTCATCATAATTGGGAAGATAGAAACCGAATCCGAAAATATTCCTGTATGAAGTGGTAGTGAAAGTTTAGCATTTAAGAAATCACTATCACTGAAAGTAGTAGTTTGATTACCCGAAGTCTTTTTGAAATAAGGATTAGTTGTAGTATTCGCCATTCCAGTCTTTGTTGTTCCTTGGTCGCCACGATTTTCTGGTTGATGAACAGCACATCCTTCAACTAAAGCACGCATATTTTCACTTGTTTTATCTTTATCATAATCATATTTTACTGAAACATAAGAAGCATAGTCAGAAATCTCTTCAAGAAGCTGACCCCTTGAACCATCATAAATACGAATATTTTTGATTAAAGTTGATGTACATTTATCTAACTGGAGACGTGTGGGAGTTGCTCCAGAAGGAAGTTTGAGTTTTACATTAAATTGTAAATAAGTTTCCCTTCCATCCATAAATTTTGTAGATGGATCTACAAAAATCTGAACTTTCTGTCCGGGTGAATATGATAAACCATTTTCCGAAGGAACAGAAATCTTTTTTTCACCGACACGTGCGGATTCATCAGCAGACCAGTAAGCACTCATTTTATAATTTTACTATTATAAAAAAAATAAAAAAATTATTATTAAAAAAGTTCATTAGCGAAGCATACCTTTGGTTTATTGTGTTCTTCCAGTTGCGACAGTTTGCTGAACTGGTGCTTGTTCTTCAGATGGGGATATAGTTTCTTGTTCTTCTTGTTTTTTCAAATCTTCACCTTTTTTCTCATCTTCAAGTTTTTCACCAACTAAATCAGTGACGCCAGAAGATAAATCAAGAAGACCACCAACAAGTTTAGCAGGGGGGAAGAAAGTTCCAACAAGATCGGCGGCTGACCCACCAATCTGTAAAATATTACTCGCTTTTTCCCAAGTATTATTACCTTGAATTTTACCCGCTTTAATATCTTCATAAAGGTCTAAACCACCTGCGGCTGCCGAACCAAGAACCCCTGCTTTTTCAGCAATAGCACCGAGTTTAGTTTTATTTAATAATTCTTCTCCATCTTTTGCTAATCCTTTGACGACTGTTTTATCAGCATTTTCTACTCCTGCGGTTACTTCTCTACCTGCTTCCCTTGATACTTGTCCTTCACTCATAGCATTTCTTAGATTCGTTGGGTCTTCTCGTGCTCTTGCTCTTAATTTGTTAATTGTGTTATCTACTGGATTCCTTGCTACTGCTTTCCCTTCTGCTTCATCAGCAAAATACTGATTATATTCTTTAACCTTCCCCGGAATATCTTTTGCTCCCCAAAGAGTTGTTGCTGTATCTTTTATTTCTTTAATATTATCAAGAGTAGATTGTTGATCTCTTAATCCTTGTATTCTGTCCGTCACATCTTGATTATGTTGTCGAATTCTATCATTTAAATCTCGGACTTGTGCCATATGAGCATTACCCATCATAATTGCTTGACCATTAGTGCCAAATAAATCCGCCATATTTTATAAATATTATGTTATTTTATTTTAATTACAAAAATAAATAATATTTAATCTAAGTCTAATTCTTCTGTTTCTGTATCTCTTGTTGGATATATTTTAGTTTCATGGCGAATATATGCTTCAGCTGGATTTTCAGATAATTTTAAATATAAGAATGAATATCTATCTTTATGTGCTTCATCATAAAGTTTCAAAAAGTTTTCTTGACCACCAACTAAATCACCATATTCTTCTGCTATTTTTTCTAACTCCTTTTGGTTTTGTTGCTTACATATGATAACGTCTGTAGCATTATTACGTATCATACCAGCGACAGCACGGAATGACTGAACAGCGATTAAATAAAAATCAATGTAATGTCTGAATCTTGTTGAAAAAAATGATACTTGATTTGTTTTCTTAAAATCTTTTGTTAATACATCATCCATAACAAGAGCATAAGTCGGTCTATCTTCTTTGTTTTCATATTGTCCTTGAGACTTTTTTATGTTTTCAATAATATTATCTTCATAATGATCCATACAATCAAAATGTTTAGAAAGTATTTTACCTTTATTATCTGTATGTAATGTAGTTGATACGAACTTCACAATATCAAACTTGTCTTTATAAAAATCTGGATTACAGAAATAATTAACTAGTAGATTACTTTTCCCAGATCTTACTGAACCGATAATTAAACAGAGTGAAGGCATCGCTGGAAGGTTTGGGTGAATATCATCAAACTTTTCAGAAGGTTTTTCATCCTTTACTTTAAGAACTTTCGGAACAGACCTTTTCACCTTCGGCATATTATATTATATGTATTATATATTTTTATTCAATATTTTTTTATTTCTTTTAACTAACATTTCTCTGAGTTTAACAGGATTAGTTGGAGTGTATCTTGGTTCTCCGCCAACATTATAATGATTGTATTGTTTCAACCAATTACCAAATCTTCTACCATACAAATGATAAATAAAATCATCACATTGCCAGTCTGTAATCTGTGGTGGGAATACCCATCCGAACATTTTATAATGTTTCTTATGTAATAAAAATTGTGTTGGAATTTCTGTATTATTTGAGAAACCAGCTGAATAACCGATATTATTATGCTCTTTTAAACATTGAATAAATATTCTTAACCAATTTGTATCTGGATCAAATCTGATATCATCTCCGCAAACTTGGAAATAATCAAAACCATCATTAATACAAGTATTCGCCAAAACATTCCAGATGTGAGTTGGTTTCCCTTTGAATGTATCTTCAAATGGTATCCATTTCAAAGATAAATTATCATATTTTTCTGGTAATGATATATTACTATATAATCTATCATCATTATCATAACCGATATAAATTGTAATATTAAATGTATGTGATAATCCAGTTATACTTGGTAAAAGGATATTATTCAAATAAGTTTCTCTAAAATTATTCCAATCTCTCTTATTACTTGTTGATGGAACAAGGAAAGCGATTCTTTCTTTTGTATCAGTAAAAAGATTATCTAATGGTAAAGTTGTAATGAATTGTGATATTGATTTCTTATTGTTAAAATTTAAAACATTTTTATTACTATTAAAAACACTTTTCATAAACTTTAAAATATGAGATAATTCTTCCCAAGATCTTAGATGAACCCTTTTACCATTTGGAACATTATAAATATCACCTTCACGTTGGTAATCATTAAAAAAATAATTTGGATTGTATTTTGGTGTTTTAGAAATTTTTAATGAACCGTCTGGCAACTTCTCGCATTCAGGGATGAATTCTTGGTAGTCGCAATCAAACCCAGCAGTATTTACATGATTATAATGATCTAATGCGAATAAAACTGCTGATGAACCAGAACAATAATTATTCGCAAATTTAAAAATACTATTTGTATTTTTCATTAAATCTTCAATGAATACTATTGAACCATCTTTTGGATAATCTGACCATATATTTTTGATTGTTTCAGATAATAAATATTTCTTACATTTTTTTTGCTGAACATATTCTTTTACTTCAAGGTTCTTTTCACAGACAACACGATCCACATTGACATAATAAGTTGGATGAATGTTAATTTTATTCCAATAGCGGAACGCCAAGCAACAACCGACCCAATCAGTATTAATGCGTCTAAAGTCAAAGGTTTCCAGTGATTTTCCATTCCCCAAAACAAGAACATTCATTTATATATTCTATGAAAATAAAATAATTTTAAATTCTAAACCCGATTATTTTTTTGATTATTTACCCCACCAACTTGAAATATTACTATCGTGAAAATATGGATTATGTGATGAATTATTTATCTTTTTCTTTTCATTAAATATTGTTAGTAAATCATAAACATCTTTTTTATCAATAACAGAATTCAGCATAAAGTGTCCAGTAGTTTGAAAGACTAGTCTCCCTTTCCAAGTATCATATATTTTTTTACTTTGTTTATCATAAGTTCTTTTTTCACATTCTTGCATAATATCTAAAAATAATGGATTTCTATGAGTAGATCCCATAACAGCATTATAAGGAAGTCTTTTGTGATCTATATGCCAAGTTGTAAATACTTGATTATTGTTCTCTAATGATGTTAAATCTTGAATTGGATAAACATCACAATCTAAATACCATCCACCATGAATGAAAAGAATAAGATATCTTATAAAATCACATCTTTGAATTGGAAATCTAAACTCTGTCCAAAGAGTAATATATTGTGGGAAATGTTCAACAATCAATTCTTCACATTCCTTTAAGTCCCATAATTTATATTCATAACCATAATGATTAGCAAATTGTTTAACCTTTGTAGTATGTTCTTTAAACTTGGGAATATCATTAAGTTCTTTTCCTGTGAAACTCCAAAATATTTGATGAATCTTTTTCGGTATCCCCATTATTGTGTATAATATAAATTATAATATTTT